CCACCCGCACCCCACGTATCTGTACCCCAACCATAACCATAAGTTTGTGATAGTGGGCCAACAGTTGCGTAAGGATTTATATCAGCAGAGCCACTTGCAGATGTTGTTGCAGTTGCAGCAGCAGCCATAGTAATTGTAAAAGTGTTTGCATCGGGTGCTGTCACTACCTGAAAAGTATTTGTTTCAAAATCAGCAGCTACATACCCTGCACCTGAAGGTGGTGTTACATTTGTAAAAGTAAATAAATCTCCTGCACTCAAATCATGAGATGTATAGTTTACGGTGACCGTTGCTGATGTATCTGTAGTATCGAATGTTGCACCTGTAAGTGCTGTATCTAGAGGAGTGATGTCATAAAAAGCACTTTCATAATAAATAAACAAACCTTTGTTAGTGCCTAAAGCCACATATTTTCTACCATCTAAGTCAGCCCAAACAAGCTGTTCTCTAACAGCACCAACTAAAGTAGAATTAGTTATCTGTTCCCAACCACCAATTTTTTCTGGTAAACCATATCTAAATCTAACAAAATCACCATCTGTCCATTGCCCTTCGGCTCCAGTTTCTGTAACTTGTTTGTTAAATCCAGGTCTTATATTAATTAAATTTAAAGCCATAAAAGCATTATACCTTATTATAATAGGCAGTAAAATAGCCCTACTCTTTATTTTTATTTATTAATAGCCATTTTTTTATTCTTTTTTTTGTTTCTGTAATTTTATATTCAGGACCAAGGTATATAGAATTAAATTTAAATTTTCTAGTGTCTTTTGTGTTATCATAATAATAATATAAAGCTGCCCCTAATGATTGACTAGCATCATTTGCAATAGGGTCAATAAATAAATTTATATTTTTAAAAGTATTTTTAATAACACTATTTCCTAAAATATTTAATGCACACCCACCAGAAAATACTATATTTTTACTATTTGTCTTATTTAATATATATTTTATTTTTTGTATAAATATTTTTTCTAATGCTTTTTGTAAGGCAAAAGCGTAATTAGCTTTGTATTCAAAAGAATTATTTTTTAATTTTAAATTATTTTTAATATCTAATGTTCTATCATTTTTAAAAACATTCATGTTTGCTTCATTGTTAAAAAGTATATTGGGGACATTTTTTGATATTTTTCCGTAGGAAGATAAACCCATTGTTTTTCCACCTTCCAATCTATTAAACCCTAAATAGTCAGAAGAACTTCCATACATAACCCCTATATCTAATCTATGGCTAATATCTAATTTAAATTCTTTAAAATTATTTTCTAATAAATCCGTATTACAGTAATGATGTCTATTAGGATCATATGTTAGTTTTTTATATAAAGGATTTATTTTATTAGGGTAAGAACAGTTGTATATAGAAGTAGTTTCATAAAATATATTATTATTAATATTAACTTGTTCCCCCCATCCATCTATGACTAAAGAGGTTGCTTGTTTAAACCCAGATAAATAAAATGCAGTACAAGAATGAAATAAATGATGGTTTTTATCATCAATAATAACGTTTTCAACATTATTTAACAGTTTTAAAAAATTGTTTATTTGATCTTTATTATAAAAATTACAAAAAATTAATTGATCTATCTTTATATATTTTTTTAATATTTCAGCTAATGATGGATCTAATAACGCAGAATGTTTTTTTCTATTTAATCTTTCTTCTTGAATAAACAAATCAATTTTATTATCTTTTAATATTGTTATAGAAGCATCGTGACATGCTAAACTAATTGCAGCTGTTATCATTTTTAAAAAGTGTTTTTAATTCTGGTAAATATAGATAGTTTAAATTACTTTTTTTAAAAGTATCCAAAGCATCTTCAATAGTCTCTACTAAAGGATCTCCAGCTAAATTAAAAGAAGTATTTAATAAAATTGGAACTTTAGATAATTTATAAAATTCATTTATTATATTATAATAATGTTTATTTTGATTCTCAGTTACGGTTTGTATTCTGCAAGAACCATCCACGTGAATAACCGCCGGTATTTTATTTTTATTTTTAATGCATTTAAAAGAAAACGTCATATGAGGAGACTCTTCCATACCTAACATATTAAACCATTTACTAGCTTCTTGCTGCAAAATACTAGCTGCAAGAGGTCTAAACATTTCTCTTTTTTTATAAATATTCATTTTATCTTTGTTTTCTTTGTCTAACGGACTCATTAACAACGAACGATTTCCAAGTGCTCTTGGACCAGCTTCGGATCTCCCCTGAAACAATCCTACAATTTTATTATTTAATAATAATTTAGCTACTTCTCTATAATTAATATTTTTAAAATGTTTCATTTATTTATAGTTTTATTAAAAATCCAAATATCCACATTGTTCTTGGTATGTTACCAGTCACAGTGGAGCACCCGTGATTAACATCAGAAACTAAATAACACCACATGTCTCCTTTTTTTATTTTTAAAATTTCATCCTCTATAATAGGAAAACCTCCTTCAGAATCAGATAATACTACATTACAATGAAGTGTTTTTAACCCCTCTTCCCATATTGGGTCTTTATGAATATATAAATTATCTCCTACTGGTGCATAACTTGCTATCATGCCTTCGTAAAAGGGTGGGTGTCTTACTTCAGGTAATTGTAACAGGTTAATTAGTCTTTCTTTAATAGAAAAAACATCTTTTGGAAAAGGAACATTTTCAGAGTATCTGGTGGTTACTCTTTTTCCGTTCATATTAGCATCTTTAAAAAAGTCTTTGTTTTTATTATCTACGATCCATTTATTTAAAAGAGTGCATTCTTCTTCGGACAAAAAATTTTTTATTAATTTATAGGTTTTCATGAATTTTCTTAATAATATGGACATAGTTAAAATTAGTTATTTCATAATCTACTTGTTCTGGTTTTTCAAATATCTTATTGGTATCTTCAAATCTTCCTGATTCAATAGTATTCATCCAAACGGTTATGTCGTACTCTTTTCTATATAGATTATAGGGACAAATAAAATCTACTATGCAAGTTTTATTTGCAATTGTACATAAATCAATCATTCTGGTAACTTGTCGTATTCTTCCCGTTTGAGAAAAATCCCAATCCTTAAACATCGCCCTTATTTCATCCGCATTAAAATGGGGCATGTCTGTTTCTGCAGTTAGTTGTTTTGCAAAAGTAGTTTTCCCTGAACCTGGTAAACCAAATACTAAAATTTTCATATATCTAAATTAGAATATTGTTTTATAATATTGATTGGTAGATAATCTTCTATACTATATTTGTTTAATTCTATTTCTTTTGTTCTTATTGTGTGTAGTGGTCCATTATTAACACTGTCGTCATAACTAACATTGTTAGTAGAAAATTGTTTTAAATTACTTAAATTAAAATTTGTAAATGGAATTTCTAAGAAATCAAAAATTTTTTTTATTTCTTGATTAGGATTTTCAATAAAATCTCTATAGTGTATGATAACATAATTTTCTTTTTCTTTTATAATATTTTTTATGCTCCATAAACTCTTTCCAATTATTCCCTCATGGAACATTAAGTTGTGACATCTTGTTTGAACATCTGTTGGTTCTTCAATTTTTATAAATGATGCAAGACATTCTAATACTGGTCTATAAAGAATAATAAATTTAGGTTTTACAATAATTGACTTTAATATTTTTAAATTAGTTGGAGTTCCCCACACACCTCTAGTTATAATATTATCTGCATTCCATTCTTTATAATAATTATTAAATACATTTTTTATAATATTATCTAAAGATTTTTCATCAGGGAAGTTTTTATATATTTCAGTATCTTTAATTAATTGTAATTGATAAAGTACATCTGATAAAATTGTATTAGCTGTTAGTTTTACAGATTTAGATTGATTTATTATTGAACCTAATAAGGTGTTTCCTGCTCTAGGTAAACTAAGTAAAAAATATAGGTCTTTCATTTTGATTTTAAATTCTATTGATCTATATCAAGTTTATCTAAATGTTTTTCTTCAGTTTGTTTTCTCCTTAAATCTTCATTAAAATTACTATTCCAATCGGCTACTATTTTAATTAAAATATTCCCAAAATGCCTTAAACCCTCTGCTGAAAAAGTAAGTTTTCTTTTTCTTATAATTATAAATAATTCTTTCCATGAAAAAATTATATCACAAGAACCATCTTTTTTTTGTTTAAATATCATATATTATTTTATCATACCATACAAAGGTCTTCTATCTTTAAACCATTCCTTATTTAAACCATTCTTATCTACATAATGTAAAAATGTTTGTGCATGCCAATCTCCTTTAAATTCTTCTCTCCAATGCTCTGTTTCACACCCAGAATATATAACTGCATCACCAGGTTCTAAGTTAATCTCTGTTCCGTTCATGTAGATAGGCCATGAAGTACCATCAGAACCTATCATTACAGTAACACTTACTTCACACGCTGGTCTGTCTATGTGTTTTTTTAAATCTGCATGTAAGGTATACATTCTCCAAAAAGCATAGGTAGGTAATAACTCCAATCCAGTTTCTTTTTGAATCAACTCTATTTTATTGACCATTAAAGATTCCATTAACGGATCTGCATAAAAAGAAGTGTCGCCATTATTATTTTGTTTATAATCAAATGAATCTATGTTTAATCTATGTTTTATTCTACAATAATCTTTTAACAAAACTATTTCCTCCTTTGTTAAAAAATTTTTAATTAACTTATATTTAAAATCTTTTATAGTGCCCATGCTACCACCGAGTATCTTATTCCTTTTGTTACAGGTTTTACTGTATGTGGATATAAAAAGTTACTTGGCCAAATAATCATTCTATTTGGTTTAACTTCTATTTCCATTTCTTCAGATCCGTCTGGATTTCTAAAACAAAGATTTCCTCCTTCGTAGTCATTATTAAGAAGTAATATACAACTCATTGTTCTTGGAACTAATGCAAAATGATCTGTGTGCCAAGTATAAAAACCACTCTGTTCATATTTTAAAACACTTATGTCCCTTATTGTTTCCCAATTAAAATCAATAGTTTTAGTATTTTTTGCATACTGTGAAAGATTATTTCTAAAAAAATGTAGTAACAAATTATGCCAATGCACTTCTGTCATTGAGTTGTTTAAATTATTAAGTTCTTTGGTATAGGTTTTTCTTATATTAAAATCTATTTTTCCTTCATTTCCAACACTAGCTTTATGAAAATCTACAGTGTTTATGTATCTTAATAAATTACTTAAAATTTTTAAAGGTAAAACTTCATCGTACACTTGTATAAAATTTTTTAATTCCATGATTTTTTATTCCAAAATTTATTTTTATATATATGCAATAAACTTAAACCGTAAAATGTTTTCCCTTTTCTCATTTCTTCTGTATTTTTACCTGTAATTTTCATTTTCCATTTATCTCTTTTGAAAGGGATTATTTGAACATATGGTGTACCTTTTTTTATAATAGTATCGAGTGTAGGATATTTATCTCCATTAATTACTATTGGAAAATTAATTTCATTAGAAAAAGTATCCGTGTCTACAATACCAGGGATTATAGAGAACCTATCGTCTATATTATTTAATGGAGGTACAAATAAACAAGAATAGCCTGGTGGAGTTTTTATAATCCAAGGGTTAAGTATTTTTAAAAAAGGAAGTTGTTTATTTTTTTCAGCATGAGGAGAACCTAAAACTTGTTTTACATTATGTAAATCTGGGGAATGCCTACCTAAATTTATAGATTTTGCTTGAAGCAAAGAATCATCTATATTAAGTGGATGCCATTCAATGTCTGGTTTTCCTTCTTTATTTTTTTTATTATGTACAAAACCATAGTCTCGAGGTACTTTTAGAAGATAACCAGTTGTTAATGTATCTAAAAAAGGCATACATCCTTTAATAGTTTTATTTTCTATAGTATGTTCTAATTTTTTATACCATTGGGGAATATTTAATTTTATTGGAATAGGTTGATCCTCTTTTAAATCAACATAATCATTATGAGATATAAATTCTATTTTTTTTTCAAGCATTTTAAATACTTATACAGAAAGTAATTTAAAAGTAAAGTGTTATAAAAGTTCTAACGGATGTATAGCAGTTGTTCCTTGATCTTCTATATAGGATTCTAAAGAATAATTTAATGGATATTCTTCTCCAACAAGAAAAGAAGATGTATCAATAGATTTTAAGTAATTTAAATAAGTGGTTACATTAGATGCTAAAGGTTTTGAATTATTCGATGTTAACCAATCTTCAATAAGAGGTATAATACTATTTATATAAGATACTAAAGTATCATGATTATTAAAATGTGTTAAATTATGTGAAACATATGTTACCTGGTTTCCATTTTTAAAACTAACATCTTTTGTACCTAATTTAACTCCAGTATAGTCAGTGTTGTCCACTGTAATAACATCATATAGATCATCTGACCAATTTTTATTATCATCATATACAGATTGGCTAGAAGCTATTCTGTATAAAGAACATTCTTGATTGTCTGAGTTTTTATTAAAAATAAATATTGCCATATGTTTAAGTTCCTATATTTTCAAAAATAGCTAAAACTCCTGCTTCACCAGGAGTGCCAGGTGCTGCATTACCTCCGTCACCTCCTATACCAAATTGCGCATTAGCTGATCTTTCACCTACTACAAAACCTCTGTATGTAGCTAAATCTGCTCCAGGAGCGGATCCAGCATTTCCAGGAGTTCCAGGAGGAGTTGAACCACCGTTACCTCCATTTACTGTACCAATAGTTGCTATAGTAGTTGCTCCTCCCGCACCACCATTACCTGAATATCGAGCTCCTCCAGCTCCGCCTCCTCCAACACTATAAGGTTGAGAAAAAGGTGAACTTACTACAGATGTATACAAACCAAAACCTCCCGCACCACCATTACCGGCTTTAGGGGCATTACCTCCTGTTCCTCCACCGCCTCCGCCTCCTCCAGCGTACATGTAAGCTAAAAAATAATTAGTTGCTGCGTTAGCCGTATATGTTCCAGATGCTGGACCTGTAGAAACAATTTTAGGAACAAAACCTCCAGCACCCGCTGATCCACTTGAAGCTGCTGTAATTCTACCTTGCGCATCTACTGTAACCGTAGCTGAAGTATATTCACCTGCAGTTACTGCTGTGTCCGCTAATTTATCAGCGGTTACAGCATCATTTGCAATCTGCGTAGTATCGACTTCATTCGCATCAATTGCACCATTATCAATTACTGTATTTCCATTTGAAATAATACCCATAGTATCTCCTTAAATTTTTTCTAGTTTCAATCTAAATTTTTCATTAGATTTATTATTAATTAAGTATATATCTTCGGAACCTTCTTGTAAAGTCCAACTCCCTTTTGTTCCGTCAACTATATTACCCTCGGTTTTATGCTCATTATTTAAATGCAAGTCTCCTGTATAAATGTTTTGCCACACATTTCCTAAAGCCCCTAAATCGTACGTGTCATTTGTACCAGGTAGTATGTTCCCTGTAGCTGTAATTTCACCAGTTGCGATAGCTCCTAAATTTGCAGTAACATCTATAATATCTGTACCATTACTATAAACTATTTTGATTCCTTTATTAGTAGTAGAAAAAGTAGGTCCTGTACCACTAGCAGTTTTAAATTCTACGGTAAAAGCACCTGTAGTATTGTTATAAACTATATAAGATTTTTCTATACCATCAGGAACTGTAACAACTTGATTTCCAGTAATTGTCCCCGATAATTCAATAATTAAATTTCTTGCATCAGAAGATGTGGTAGATCCATCAGCAATTAATAAAGCAGTAGTTTGAGCTCCACCTGCAATAGATTTATTTACGTAACCTTGAATCTGTTCTACAATTTCTAAATTAGTATTTGTTTTAGTTCCCCAAGTACCAGCATTAGCGCCAGTAACCATAAGTTCAATACCAAGATTAGTGTATGATGATGTCATAATGTTATTATATCCTCTCTAAGCTGCTAGATCAACCTCAGTCCAAACGTTAGATACACCTGGGTCTATTTCCGCCCAAGCTGTAATATTAGGATTTCCTGTATTTGTTTGTAACTGTATACCAGTAACATCTACATTAGCGGTTCCTGTTACAGTAACCGAACCAATAGCCGTAGACATTTGAACACCTGTAACCTCAGCTACAGTTACAGCATCTACTGTTCCAATCGAACTAGTTAATTGAATACCTGTTAACTCAACGTTAGCGTCTGCTGTAGGAGTTTCTTCTCCCATAGACATTGTTAACTCTTGACCAGTAACTTCAGCAGTCACATCTGTAAATGCAAACTCATCTCCTATTGTTAAAGTTAATTGTTGTCCTGTAACAGCTACACTACCATTAATTGTGAAAGACACATCACCAACAGAACCTGTTAATTGTGATCCTGTTACAGAAACATTAGCATTTGCAGTTGTAGTTACTGAACCAATCGATGTAATTATATCGTGCTCTGTAACTATAACGCTTACATTACCATCAGCAGAAACAGAATAAGTTCCAAGTGAAATGTTTGCTTGTGATCCTGTTACATCTATATCAGCAGTTATTTCAAAAGATACATCATTAGTTGAAAGTGTTAGCTCAGATCCTGTTACTGGAACATTAGCATCTGCTGTAGGAGTTTCTTCTCCCATAGACATTGTTAAGACTGAACCCGTTACGTCTACGTTTGCATCTGCAACAATAGTTTCTGTTCCTATTACAGATGTCATTTCAATACCAGTAACCGCAACATCCGGAGCGGGATCTACTTGACCAATAGAAGAAATTAAAGATATTCCTGTTACTGTAACATTTGCATTTGCTGTAGAGCTTTCTTCACCAATATCTAAAGTTAAGACTGAACCCGTTACGTCTACGTTTGCGTTTGCAATAATAGTTTCTGTTCCTATTACAGATGTCATTTCAATACCAGTAACCGCAACATCCGGAGCGGGATCTACTTGACCAATAGAAGAAATTAAAGATATTCCTGTTACTGGAACATTTGCATCTGCTGTAACAACCTCATCTCCTACAGAAGTTTGTAATAAGAAGCTTGGAAGTTGTCCCGCACCAGTCGTTGCTTCAACTGTAACGTTTGGTATAAAGAAAGTGCTTGGACTTAAAGTTGCAAAAGGAGCTTCTCCAAAAGCAGTTAAGGTATCTTGAGTAGAGGCTTTGTTAGAGATAGATAATTGTTGACCAGTTACTGGAACACCTATGCCAGCGATTTCTTCACCAATAGTCATAGTAGCTTGAACACCAGTAATACTGAATAAAACTGAACTTCCTGCTACAGCACCGCCATTTGTAATTGTTGCTTGAATGCCTGTTACCGGTACATTAGCTGAACCT